AGAGGTAAGCGACCAGAGCACGAGTGGACTCCCATGGACGTCGCTGCTGAGTTCTCTTTCCGAGTTGGTCGCAAGTTCCCGCTCCTACCAGGGACAGTCAACGTCAAGCAACTCTCAGGAGCATTAGCCAAGTTCCGTAAGCAGTACGAGACCACTCCACTCATCGAGTTGGAATTGCTCCGTCTCTTCATGGCAGATGAAAATAACTTCCGTGATGTTGGCGATGAGGCTCCGTTCCTCTACAAGAAGTACCTCGCATCCTTTGGCAAGAAGATCAACCAAGCACGAGAGAACCTCGGCCTCGGCAAAATTTCCGCTCCTGTCGATACTGTGGTTAAGATGGGAACACTGACCGCCAGCGACGGCCGTGTCTTCCAGAATTCACTCTCTGGTAGAGTTCAGTTAGAGCGACATGAAAAGCGCTTGGAGGAAAGCAAATGAAAGAAGTTCTTGGCTATGCATTGATAGCCTTTGCAACAATCACAGCACTACGACTACTACGAGGGGTAAAAAAATAATGCACTTTGACTGGGAACATCCAATTAAGCACGAACATCCAAACATCTTCCTACGCATCTATGGCAACACCATGATGCGAATCGCTGACTTCTTTTTGAAGCGTGGCATTGAATACTCAACTACTTTCGAGATTACAACACTCGACGATGAGTTTGAAGATGACCCTGATCTTGAAGATCTAGAGTTTGAGTACTCGATGTGGAGTCCTAAGCGACATGTATGACATAAACCAGTTATCGCCTATGAAGCGACACTGGTTACTTAGAACTTCTAACATACCTCGTCGTTTCCTTGGTCTTGAGCCAAGTGACTTGTCTGAATACCGTGGCGCATTTCCCGTTGAGGTTGAGACATGGATCGACGATGTTGTTAACGGACACGTCATCAAGCAGATTGGCAACATCGGCATCAACGGGGTTGGCCTTCTGTTTGATGGTGGTCCTGGAATTGGCAAGACAACTCACGCAGTTGTTGCGGCTATGGAAGTTCTTCGTCGACTTCCTGACGATGACATTGCTGCTGCAAAGGTCATGCAGATTAAAGATTCAGAATACGGTCTTGGATTCAAGCCGATCTATTACATGACCTATCCAGAATTTTTGTCCAGAAAAAAGTCGACCTTCGATGCAGACCCCGAAGACAAACGTAACATGATGTACGAATTAGATGGATTTCACGGGCGATCGAAGTTCGACTGGCTTAATGTTCGCATATTAGTAATCGACGATCTCGGTAAAGAATATGGGTCAAAGTACGATGACACTTCATTCGATGAGATACTTCGTTTACGGTACGATAAGGGATTGCCCACAATCGTGACTACAAATGTGCGGTTAGAAAACTGGGAAGCCCAGTACAAGGAAGCGATGGCAAGTTTCGCTCACGAAGCATTCACCAGAGTACCTATCATTGGATCTGACGTTAGAGCCGCCTTATGAGAGGACAACAGATGTCTACACCTTGGAGAACTATCCAAGTATTCATCTCATCGCAGGCTGCTGGCATTTTTGAGGTAGAAGTCGATACTGAGACCCGAAATACCCGATGCAACTGTCCTGTATGGCGCAAGACCGCCAACTGCAAGCACACCAAGTTTGTCGACGGTAAGATGAAACTGAACCGTGGTCATTACGCAATCAGAGTGCCTGAGAGCGTTCCTGAGGATTTGGTCGAAGATGCTATTGACGATCCTAAAGCATTTCGTGATCTGATCCTTAAGTACAACAAGGTAGAAGTACTGTGATTGGCGGAGACATCTCCAACGTCTCCTCTCCTCAGGTTATTGCTACAACAAATGTATTGCTATCTCTTAAAGAGGTAGAGGAGAGAAAACTTCTTTCTAAGAAAATCACTCACGCCGTTGGTGAGATCAACTTAATAGCAGCAAACAAACTGTGGACTCTAGGTAATGCCTATGGCATCTCTTTGGAGTTGGCAGGATTTGCCGATCAAGGATGGACAGAAGAACTTCTTGAGAAGGCATTTGAAAAGTTAGAACGCCGTGTGGTTAATCCATTTAACTATTGGCAGTTGTACGAGAACATAGATGAGTTGGTAGGGACACTTCCTTACCGTGCTAATCTACGAGCAGTGATCGACATACCAGGCCAAGTTGCTCGGTACGGATCAGCAGGGGTTGAATTAGATAATTTGTAAGAGGGGGCATCATGGCGGCAGATAACGAACATCGGCTAGTCAGTAAGGTCATTCGGGACAGAGAGATTACTCCTGCGCTTCAGCGTGGAGTTTCAGATAACTGGTTCTTAGATGATGACAACAAAAAGGTATGGGCATTTGTCCGTAAGCATTATGGCGAGTACAACGAAGTCCCTACAGCCACAACTGTTTTAGATCATTACCCCAACTACAAAGTTCTTGATGTTCAAGACACCATTGACTATCTTCTCGACACAATGGTCGACTTCCGTCGTCGGATGCTCACTCGTGAAGGTCTTGAGTCTGCCGTTGAGCAGTTGCAGGATAACAACCATGATGGCGCTCTCATTGCTATGGAAGCGACGATCACACGAGTCAATGAGCAAGGCGTCATTGGAACTCACGAAGTCGATCTGACTAAGAACACCGAAGAGCGTTACAAGGAATACGAAGCCCTACAAAACCAGACCTTCTTAGGTATCCCTACAGGATTTGAAAAGATTGATGAAGCAACTGCTGGTCTTCAAGGCGGTCAGTTAATCACCATCATCGCTCCACCTAAGACAGGTAAGTCACAGATCGCCTTACAGATGGCAATCAACACTCACCTGCTTGGTAAGAAGCCGATGTTCCAGTCATTTGAAATGAACAACCATGAGCAACAGCAACGCCACGATGCAATGCGTGCTCACATCTCACACGGTCGTTTGCGTATGGGTAAGTTGACTGCTGACGAGAACTCTCGCTACATCGACATGCTCAACGAGATGGAAAAGGAACATTCGTTTCACTTAATCGATGCAGTCAGTGGAATTACTGTCTCAGCATTATCAGCCAAGATTGAGCAGACTAAGCCCGACATCGTGTTTGTTGACGGTGTGTATTTGATGCTCGATGAAGTAACTGGTGAGATGAACACTCCGCAAGCGATTACCAACATTACTCGTGCATTGAAGCGTCTTGCACAGAAGATCGATAAGCCAGTCGTCATTACCACACAGACTTTGTTGTGGAAGATGCGTGCAGGAAAAGTTACTGCAGACTCTATTGGTTACTCATCGTCATTCTTCCAAGACTCAGATGTTATCTTGGGTCTAGAGCCAGTAGAAGAAGATGAAGACATTCGTCTCCTTAAGATTGTTGCAAGCCGTAACTGCGGCCCAAGCGAGACTGCTCTTACCTGGCGTTGGGAGACAGGATGCTTCCACGACGATAGTCAGATCACCAAGTGCCCTCACTGCGTTGCATGGATGATGCGATGATCGATGTTGAAAAAGTACTTCTAAATTTAGATTTAAAACTCTTTGCTCAGCGTGGCGTTGAGGTCAATGGTCTGTGCCCCATGCATAAGGCTCGCACAGGTAAAGAAGACCACAGCCCTTCATGGTGGATTAACAGCGAGAACGGTTATCACATCTGTTTCTCGTGCGGTTACAAAGGAAACATCTACAGCCTTGTCCGTGATGTCCGTGGTGTCGATTACTTTGCGGCCAAGGAGTTTGTTGAAGAAGAGGCACTACCTCTCGACTCGTTGATGAAGCGCATCAAGGACCTTCCTCAGTACATACAGCCAGCAGAAGAACCTATTGGCATGTCTGAAGCCCGCCTTGCGGTCTACACAGAGCCACCAGCGATAGAGTTGAAGAAGCGATTTCTTACAGCAGAGGCTGCACAGCATCACGGTGTCTTATGGGATGCAAAGAACGCCGCATGGATTCTTCCTATTCGTGACCCCAACGATTACACGCTATGGGGATGGCAGGAGAAGGGCGCACGAGGAAGATTCTTCAAGAACCAACCTGCAGGAGTAAAAAAGTCTAAGACAGTCTTTGGCGTTGAGGTCATGGCTACCGATATCTTGGTAGTCGTAGAGTCTCCGCTAGATGTGGTCAGATTAGCCTCTGTAGGGGTCGCTGGAGCCATTTCTACTTATGGTGCGATAGTCAGTGAGGATCAAGCCAAGATCATGCGCCGTGCTGATAAGGTCATCGCTGCATTTGATAAGGATGATGCAGGACGCAAGGCATGTGAAGCGATGCGACCTCTCGCACGAAAGTACGGTATCGATTTGTCCTTCTTCAACTACCAAGGTCTAGACGCTAAAGACCCAGGAGACATGACGATCAACCAGATTTATCAGGGCATAGAGAACGCCAAGCACATGGTCTATGGCAAAGAGGCCTACAGTGTTTAGCGGAACTCTCAAGCCCTACCAACCAGAGGCAGTAGATGCCATGGTTGCTCGTAAGAAGATGCTCGTTGCATACGAAATGGGGCTGGGTAAAACCTGCATGACGATTGCTGCACTAGAGAACCTGCGTGATGCTGGCGAGATCACAAAGCCGATTCTGATCATTGCTCTGTCTAGTTTGAAGTACCAGTGGGAAAAAGAAATACAAAAGTTTTCTGACGCAACCACCGAAGTCATTGATGGAACTAAATCTAAAAGAGAGTTAGGTTGGCTGCGTGGGTACGACTGGCAGAAGGCTTGGGATACCAATAACACCTATGTCATCTGCAATTACGAAGCCATAGTCAACGACTGGAATATCATCAAAGACTTTGAGTGGGGAGCCGTGGTATGCGATGAAGCCACAGCAATTAAGGGGTTTCGTTCTCAACGCTCTAAGAAAGTAAAAGAATTAGCAAGGAATGTTCCTGTCCGTTTTGCTCTTACTGGAACACCTATTGAGAACGGGCGTCCTGAAGAGGTCTACAGCATTATGCAGTTCGTAGACTCCACACTGCTTGGGCGCTTTGATTTGTTTGATCAAACCTTTATTGTCCGTAATCATTTTGGTGGAGTACAACGCTATAGAAATCTTGAGATGTTCCACAACAAGATGAAGCAAGCCTCAGTACGCAAAGTGCAGACCGATGCTGATGTTGCTCCGTATCTTCCCGACACTCTTCATCGAGACCCTATCTATGTAAAGTTTCCTTCACCTAACTCCGTGCTATATGGAAATATAGTTGATGAACTATCGGCAGAATTATTAGAAGCACGAGAGTTACTAGGAGCAAACTTCTCTCTCATGGCTCACTATGGACACGAGAGTAAGCAGAGCGGTCCAGCAGATGCACTTCGTGGTTCTATCATGTCTAAGATAACCGCACTACGAATGCTCTGCGATCATCCTGACTTGTTGTTAGAGAGTGCTAATGAATTTGATGCAGGAGAAGAAGGAAGCGCCTATGCAAGTAGTCTAAAGTTTCGTGGGCTCTTAGACGGCGTACAGAAGTCTCCTAAATTAGAAGCCCTAAAGACCTATGTCAACGACCACCTAGATACTGACCCAGATGCCAAGGTAGTCATCTTTACTTCATGGGTAGGGATGCTAGACAAGATTCACGAGGTTGTCGGTGGCACCCTATACACTGGCTATATGAACGCCAAGGAAAAGGAAGCCAGCAAGGAGAAGTTTCTCACCGACCCAGCGTGTCGTGTGTTCATCTCCTCAGATGCGGGTGGGTATGGTGTAGATTTGCCAAACGCCAATCTGTTGGTAAATTACGACTTGCCGTGGAGTGCGGGCTTGGCAGTCCAACGAAATGGTAGGATTAAAAGAGCATCAAGCAGATGGCCTAGTATCACCATCCAAGACATGCTGATTGAGAATTCGATTGAAGTACGACAGTTTGATATGCTTCAGCAGAAGAACGCTGTGGCAGATGCCGTGATAGACGGCAAAGGGATTAACTCCAAGGGAGGAGTTGACCTGACTGTTGGAAGCCTGATAGGTTTCCTTCAGAAGGACAGAGCATAGGGGGAACACATGGCACGAGTAAAAGCCGAAGATCTACGAGTAGCAGATCCAAATGACATTACAGGGAAAGCAAAGCAGTACGCATTCCTCAAAGCACAGATTGATTATCTAGAGAAGCAGCAGAAAGATTTGCGTGCTGATCTTATTGAGGCCATTGAAGAGTCTGGCGTAGTCGATGACAAGGGCAATGTGATCCTTGATCTTCCTGAAGAAGTCGATGGCTACATTGCTGTAATGAAGCAGCGCCGTGTGACTCGTAAGATCAATGAAGAGATTGCATTTGAACTCATTGAGCAAAAAGGTTTACGAGACAAACTCATCATCACAAAAGAAGTTGTAGATGAAGATGCTCTCATGGCTGCAATGTGGAACGATGAACTTACTGAAGATGAAGTAGATGCTATGTACCCACAAAATGTTGTGTGGGCACTTGTCATGAATAAGAGATAACATGCCTGGATTGCGTGGGGATGATGAAATCCTCGAAGCGTTTGCTGATCTGGAATACGTTCCTGGATCAAGAAAAAAACGCCGTGAGCCAGACCCAAAAGTTTCCCGTCGTAAGGTGGGAGAAAGTAATGGTTGGGATGCAAACCCGATCATTAAAACATTAGGCGGTCAAGAGACAGAAGTATTCACCATCGGTGCTTTAGCACAAGCGTTGGAGAAGACTATTGTTACTGTCCGTCTATGGGAGAGAAAAGGGTATATTCCACGTGCCCCGTATCGACTTCGGTCTAAGACACTAAAGGGTCAAAAGACTGGAGGAAATCGGGTTTATACACGATCTCTCATCGAAGCCACGATTGACGAATTCGCCAAGCGTGGTTTGCTAGGAACTGCTCGTGTAGAGTGGAACCAACATGAGGACCTAACAGATGCTCTAGTCAAGCGCTGGACGGAAATCACAAAATCAGAGAGCCAGTAGACATTAAAAGTGTACGAGATACACAATGCTCCGAGCCTCATGTCCATAAAACCAAACAGAAAGACTAAACCTAATGCCAATTACAAAGCCATCGGTTGACGCCGATTCATACCTCGTTGAAGACAACGAGAACATCCAGCCTAAGGTTGGAACAACAGTGCAAGAAGGCTGGGACGCATTTGATGCTCTCGTAAAGCCAGACTCATCTGAGTTCCCAACTGACTTCAAGTTCTCTGAAGAACCTGTATTGATCAAGTTCCTTGAGAACCGCCCATTTGCAACTTACGAGCAGCACTGGATTGATCGTCCAAAGGGTAAGCGTTCATTCGTTTGCTTGGGAGATAACTGCCCACTCTGCGACATCCTCGGTGATCAGCCTCGTGGAAAGTTTGCATTCAACGTATTAGTACTCACAGGCGAGAGCCAAGGTGTGCAGATTATGACTGCTCCACCAACACTTGCCCGTCTTATCAAGAAGAACCACGACGATGACCGTAAGGGTCCTATCGACAAAGAGTTC